TCTCGCACTCATCGTTATCTAACGAGTCGATTGAAGTGTGTAGCCTGTTTTTCCGAATCTTCTATGGAACCACTTGAATCGTAATCGTATTCTACTCCGTCTTTTAAAATTTCTGAAAATTCTGATGCAAATTTTTCTTTATAAAACATCATCTTCTCCCTGAACACATCTCCATCTGGAGAGAATGTTGACAACCTAGGATATATGTATTCTGACAGCACATGATAGACAGCCGCTTTTGTGAATTGGCTGTATTGCAACAGGTTGTTGTCCATTTCTGTGTATGTGCCTGTTGTGATGTCATATCTTCCGTATGTCGCACGAGGCCACCATTCTATCCTTAGTTTCCTTAGGATGTCATTGGTCGCCTTGGTGTGTAAATCTGAGAATGATTGTATTCCGAAATTTTTTATGTCCGGTTCGTATTCAAGTAAGTCTGAGTCTTGACTCATGTTGGCCATTGTAGGTCCCTCCTAAATGTTGTGTCCAGTCCTTCTGGACAACGTTATTTATTGAGGTTGGAGATGTATTTTATATTAAGAAAAAGAAAAGGCCCTGAAGGGGAACAACAGGGCCTTTAATTATGAGCGAGGATTATATCCTAAGTTATTAGTCTACAACTGCCTCTGATTTGATTCTACAACCATATGCTTCTTTTAACACTGCGTTTCCTCTAGCAGTCGTACCGATGTACTCAGTCGCCCTTGCTGATGGATCATAGTGTTCTTTAACAGTGATTGGTCTTTTGATCACGTGGCCAAGTGCCTCTGGTGAGAATACAGCACCGATCGAGTCGTTTGCTGAATCAACAGAAACTGTTGTTGACATGAACAATTTCACGTTGTAGATTCTTCCTAAGAACGCTGAAGAATTTAACAAGTTGTTTCCAACGTCAGTCATTGCTGAACCTACGTTTGAAGCCGCTTGTGTGAAACCTGATGAAGTCAACACTTTAGCAACGTTTTGGATTGCCGCCGGAGCGAACACGCCAAAGTAATCACCCTGTGCATCAGTAGGGGCGTTTTGTGCCCGAAGTTTATACACAGCCTGAAGTATTAAATCAGGAGTAAGGTCTGTTCCACCTGTTCCTAATCTGTTTGTAGTGAAAGAATCGAACTGACTGAAAACGTCTGTGTCAACCTTCTCACCGATAGATCGCCCAATGATGCCACCCACATCTGCGGCCACGTCTCTAGAAGAACTTTCTCTTAAAAGATCCGTGATGTCTGCTCTAACACCAATTTCTGATGCTTCGATAGTTACAGATGTTGGATTAACACTTGTTTGAGCCGTTAGGTCTGTGCCTTCAGTCAAAGCCGCCGCAGTAATTTCTGGGTAGACTGGAACTTGTGCAGTAAGACCTGGTGTGTTAGTCATGTCAAACACTTTTACAAGGCTACCAGCGATTGATCTCTCTGATGCAGTGAAAACTGCTTCCTGTAAAATGTTTGTTAATATGGCACCATGCGTACCTGTTTTGTTAATAGCCATTTGCTATGTCTCCTTTGTAATTAGAAGAATTTTGGACGTTGACTTTTTTGGGCCATGGCGTCCTTGTACATTCTTCTCTGTTTAGGATCATTGAGATCCAAATTGGAGATATCTATTTCCTGCACTGACTTTGTGTTTGTGTTTGATGTCGAACCGGTACCACTTGGTCCTGCTTGAACATGGTGAGGATTGCTTTGTAAAAATTCATTAACATAAGCATCAACACTCATTAATTCTCCAGATTCAGTGTATCTCGGTGTGCCATTGTCGCCAATGACCTCCACGTCACCAGTTTGATTCAATCTAACTTTGCTCTTAATCAACTGAACAACCTGTTCAGGATTAACCGCTTTGTATTTGGATGCTGTGTTCAACAACGCTCCATCTACTTGGATCGAATTTAACTGCGAACGAAGTTGAGTGATCTGTTGGTCTTTCTTTTCAGCAGTGTCCTTTAGGATCTTTTCAAATTCGCCACGTTTCTTTTGTTCTTCCAGTTGCATTTCTTCTTCCTTCTGAACAAGATCTCTGTAACGATCGACGTCAACATCTTGGAACTTTTTCAACACATTTGCTTCTGTCTTTTTACGGACGGATGCCATGGCGTTGTTGAATTCCTCAGCCGTGTAGGTTTTGGATACCTCTACCTCCGGAGTTAGTTTTTGTTTAGAGTCGTTTGCTTGTGCCTCCGTGGCTTCTGCAACTTGGACTTCTGGTTGTTTTGAATCTTCCATAGATTTCCTCCTAATGAGTTGTTTGTATTTACCCAATTATTTAACAGAATTAACTCGTATGATTATAATTTAATAGAATTGTTCGAAATCTTCAACGCCCCATGCCTCGTACCATCCTGACCTACGCAATCTTGCCTGTGCATCTTTAAGTTTGTCTATGGGTTGTATCATTACGAGAGGTTTTCTCTTGTAACTGAAACTTACACCTTTGTGGAGTCCTTTGTTACTGGGGTGGTCATACATCACTGCCATGTGCAGTTTGTTGTCATGTGCCTGTTTACAAATTGTTGCCAGTCTCTGTTCACTTATTTTGTAATCAATGTATAGCACAACGATATCAAGCCTAAAAATAGGAACCATATGGCAACAATGGATAATGTGCTCCAGTAGATTAACTTTTGCTTTCGTGATTTGGATCGTTTTATCCTGTAGAGTTTTTTTTGCAAACGGACAGATTGCCTTTCCAGTCTTTTTATGGATCTTAGCAATCTGTCCTCTAATCCAATTTTCAATTAATTTACTTTCTTCTGCCACCTTTTTTATTTTTCTTTTTTGATGACATTTTTGATCCCATTGGTTTTCTTCTTCCGCTTCCTCTAGCCATTGGTTTTCTCCTCTTCGTTGGTATCCGGTTGGTCAGTATTGCTGACGCCGTTGATGTTGTTATGATAGGCATTCAGTCTCCTCTCATCTTGTGTGTACAACTCAAGTAATTCTATTTTCCTTTTGTGTACAAGGTATTTAATTTTCTGTAACGCCTTCCTGGCATGGAAAGCACCCTGTTGGCTTTGCCTTTCTATGCAATTTTTATTATGCATTTTGTATTCATCAAACACTGCTTCCAAGGCACGCGAAGTGGCAGTCTCTATCGCACGTCCATCTAATTTTCCTTTGTATGGCATTATTCTAATTCATCTGGTTTAACAGGAGTGAATGATATAGAATGCCAAGGAGCAACACGACCATGGCTATTCTTATAAAGTTCTCCAGTCTGTACTGACTGTGCGGCCATATAAGACTTGTAACCTTTTGCAAACATTTTTGGAGCCAAGACTTTAGCAGGTTTCCACTCCTGTCCGTTCTTGTAGAACTTGCTGTGTAATGATTGCTGTCCTTTGCTTTTTTTTACACCTGCCATCTATTTCTCCGATCATAGTTTGAATCCTTTTTTCCAAGTCTGTAGTGACCAATAAGCAGGACTTAATGTCTTTTGTCCTCTCACGTCATCCAATATGGCACCCATCCTTGCATTGAAACTTCTTCTTCTTGCTGGATTGTTCCTGCCTATGCTCATGCCCTTCTGGCCAAAATTCACTTTCTTTACGTTGCCTGTGTTTCTATCTCTCACAAACACCTTAAACTTCTTGACGTCACCACGCATGACCTTGTTAAGTTTTACATCTCTACCTTGATATTTTGCCATGTATCCATTTCCATATTTTGTTTAGAAAATTTTTTATTTTTTTCATTTTTTTTTCCTCCTTAAGTCAAGATCGTGTTTACGTGATCCTTTTAAAAAACTATTGACTCTGCCCATGGCCCAACCTGCCATTCCCACTCCCGGTCTTGAACCTGCTGTTAAGAAAGCACCTTGTCCTCTCCTGTAAACTTTTGTCAAAGTGGATAGTGTGAATCTGCTCTTACTGGCCTTTTCCCTTAGTGTCTTACGCACCGTAGCATTTAATGGTTTACTTTTTGCCAAGTCTCACCCTCCTGTCAATCAATGATTGTGGTATCCTTTTGCCTTCACGGGCCAATTTGCTGATACGTTTTGTTAGTCTTGCCAATTCAGACCTCTTGGCGCCTGTGACACCACTTAAATATTTTTTTGGTAGGCCTGTTGCTTTATCTTTAGGAACTTTCCGTGTCTTCACCATTGTCATCTCCGAAGTAGTTTTTTATCTCTGGGTGTAGTTGTAAAATTTGTTCGTTGGTGTAACCTTCCTTGACCATGTCTCTCATGTGCTGGATCATGTCTTGGGCGTTCTGCATTGGTGGGTGTTCCATCTCTGTGTCTGTTGGTTTTTGGATCTTGTTTGGATCCATTTGTTCAAGTTCAAAAGGATCTTTCACAATGATCTCTTTTATTTTCCTGTCTATAAGTTCTTTCACATCAGGCGAGGCATTTACAATGTCTCTCACTGTTCTGGATGCTTTCTCTAAGATGTCCATGTCAAGGTTCCTGTCTCTGATATGGAAAGCAACTGGATAAGTTATCTCTCCATCAAATTCTAGTCCACTAAACTTGGCGAATAATCTAAACAGTTGTTCTTCTGCCAACTGTAAATTTTTTGCACGTTCCGTCAGTTTTGCGTCCAACATGCTGTATTCTGTTATCAATTGTAGGCCGGACTGTTGTCTTGTCTGTGCAGTCCTTAGTCCTGACATACATGCCATCCTGTCGATCGATACAACCTTCTCTTCTATTGATTTCAATATTGAATCAACACTCTGTCCGCTAGGTTGAAGCAAGTAAGGACGTAAGTTTGGATCTGTTTCATTTGGCACTGTTATGATAGCACCTGGTCCCGCCGCGGCATCAACTTCTGGTGTCTTTACAAGACTTGGTGATGTTGATAACCTAATTGTTTGTTCTATCTCTGAAAGTTCATTGAATATTGAATTGGCCATGTCCGCACAATCGGCAACACCACTGACTCCAATTCCTCTTATCGGACTTCTTTGGTCGTATACCCAAACTGCAGGGATGATGCCCAATTCATTTGGCATCTCTTCAATCAATTCGTCTTTGGACTTGCCTTGTTTGTATTCTGTCAGTGTTACTGTGTCTTTTGTGAATTCTCTGATGTAATATCTCTCTTTCATCCCATATGCTTTTTGTTCAACTTCAAGCAATTTCAAATATGTTAGATCATAATATCCAGAAGGTTGTCTTGTGTACTCCCAATCCAAAACATTTTCAGGAGTGTATAGTGAAACATAATTTCTAATGTTCTGATTTAATTCGTCTGCACGTGTTCTAACATTTGATTTTGGTTTGTCTAACAATATGACCGCATGTCCATACACGCTACTCCATGTGCTGACATCTCTCATGAACGCATCGAAACTTCTGCCCTCAAGGTCAGCGTCTTTCATGAACTGTGCAAGTTCAGGTAAATTTTTAAGATTGCCAAAATCTCTTTTGATAGGTTGCCTGTATAAGAATGAATTTTGTATGTGTACTATTGACTTAACATGGTTGTCGTAAGGTGTTGTGCTCAATCTTCTGTAATATTCTGAATCAGATTCATACAAATATTTTGTAAGGTACTCACCCATCTTGTATTCGTATCCTCCAAGATATGATGAACGTAGGAACTCCCAACGCTTGATGTGTGTTAGGTACTCGGCATGTACTCCTAATGCAGTGTAGTGTTCACTTGTTTTCTTAGGGTCTTGGTTGACCGAGAATTCGCTTAATCCTGTTGACATTATATTCTAACCTTCCATAAATTATTTGCTTCTGGTTGTTTGTAGTTCCTTGTGATAGGAAATAAAAATGATACAGCATAACCTAATGCGTCTGAGATGTGTGAATAATCTCTAGCGCCATTCTTCTCTGGTTGTGACGTGCCTTCCCTGTATATGTGTCTCTCCATTGCTGTGATTAAACTTTTACATTTTGGATGTATCATTATGCCTCTCTCTCCTGTTCCAGAACAAAACTTACTATTTACAGCATTGATCCTATCCCTTACAGGAATATGTCTTGATGGGGCCTTCACAATAAATCCGGCATTGGATAGATGATGGAAATCAGTTTTTGCTGAATTTGTCTTCCTTGCCCTACCTGATGGATCTGGATATGCAATAATTTTTGTGCCTGGGAACCTGCCATGTATTTCATTTGTAAGTTCTTCTGTGTTTGATCCATACATCTCTATCTCATCGATAACAAAAATTTTGTTGTCCTTTACAACGAAACATATCGCTGTTAGGGGGTGAACGTTAAAATCAATTCCAACGTGTATTATGTTTTGTCTTGTTTCAAATGTAAAATCCTTAACATTTTGTTGTCTTTCAAATCCATAATATATCCTGCCTTCATAATTTTGAAATGTACCTTCATATTCTTGTGAGAAAACTTTATGATCTAGTTCTTGTTTTGCCTGTTGTATCTCTTCTTCTGGAACAAAGCCACCTTGCAAGGTTGTGAACTGATGTGAACTCCAATTTGGCTCTGTGGGATCCTGGCCTTTTTGATATATGTCATACAACCAGTTTGATATGCCTTTGGGTGTACCCGCGAACATGGCCCTTCCACCTGTGTCTGACAGTGTTGGCCTTAAAACTTCTGTGTATGCTTCTTTTTCAATGTTGGCCACCTCATCAAGGAAAATGTAATTCAGTTTGGACCCCCTAAGTGCCTCTCTGTTGTCCGCACCTTTTAAAGATATCTTGCTACCGTTCTTTAGGATTATTGAAAGATCCGCTTCATTGATCTTTTTGGCCCAGTTTAATTCTATTGCTTTGTTCTTAACCGCGTCCCACCAAACATTACGAGCCTGCCTGTAACTTGGAAGTACTGCCCAAACGTTTTGATCCGGATTCCTTGCATTGTAAAATAATTGTCTTATGCCCAAGGTTGTTTTTCCTACCCTCCTGCCAGCACAAATTACAACGAATCTTGCTGGATCATTGGCCACTGTTTTTTGCGGAGTTGACAATTTCATTATTCATCCTCCTGCCACGGTAGTGGTTGTGAATGATCTGTTGAGTTAGGGTCATCTTTCTGATCCAAGTAGTTTCGACCTAACCAAATTTGCATTCTGACGTCTCCGGCCAAAGCACGTTCCATCTGACTTCTACGAAGTGACTTCTTGCCTTCCGCCCTACCGGCATCTATTAATTTCTTGTATCTCTTTTTAACACCCTCGGCTGTTATGCCTATTATCTCACCTATCTCTTCATAGGTACACATGATACGAGCGAGGTCTTTTATGAGATCCTTGTCGTGCTTCCTGTATTTTTTTCCTGTGTTGTCAGGTGTCATTATATTAATTCCTTGTTTTCAACTACTATTCTAAAATGTCGTTTGTCTGTGTCACCATTTGCAGTGACTATTTGAACTTGTATTGGATATATGTTTCCTGCCGTGCCACCGTTCACCCTGAATACTACTTTTGTGCCTGATACCTGTACATCTGTGGCATGGCTTGTTGGAAAAGCCAGAGGACTGGCATCGCCACTTATGGTTCCTAATGTCACTGTTGGCTCACCAGTTGAATCATCTAATAATGAATCACCTGAAACCAAGTAGTCGGCAAAGTCCAGTGCCAGTGTTATGTTTGCTGAAGGATCTTTTTTGTAAAAAATTCCAGCGTTATCCTTAAAAAATCCGGTAAGTGAAAGATTGGCCATTAACTGTTTCTCCTAAGTCCCGATGTGGTTAGTTTTGGTCTTAAAATTTTGAAATCTCTTGTTTCTTGTAACACTTTCAAAGTCCTTGTTTCCACCGGTATTGTATTTACTCTGTTCTCCTCCAATAATTTTATTAGCCTACTTTCTTCAGGAACCATTATGGTCCTAGTTTCTTGTAAAACTTTGTATGTATTGAAAGGATCTGCGAAGATTCTGGTACCTATCGTTACCGTTCCACCTGCTATGACAAGATCAGATCCAGATAACAACAGTCTTAAGGCAGTTGCATCTATTGACGCTGTAGAATTTAAATTAGTAGTGCCACCTAAGGTTGCTACCGCAGAGACTGTTGTTGATGATGTTGCTGAAAGTGTGGCAGATGCCTCATCAAATTCTGTTGCTTCTACTGTGATGCCGGTAGTGATTGATAGCGATGATGGACCAACTGCTTGTTTAATCGCAGATGCACTGACCGTTCCTGACGCTATGATTAATGTTGAACCAAAATCAAGGTCAAGTGCTGGTGTGCCCTCCACCAAGTAATCAGCGACAACATAGTCTCTGACCACATAGTTGATACCAACGTCAAATCGTATTTCTAATGATGCTGAAGCAGTTACAAGTGCCACGTCCAAATCCTCGCTGTAAGATTAAAAAAAAATTAATCTATTGTTATTGTGAGCGACCCGCTGTTGATCTGGAATGAGTCACCATCTGATATAGTTTTTGATGCAGTCAAGGCACCATGGGCCAATAGATTGCCTGATGATGATGCATCAAATATTCCAATGTGTGTAACTGTTCCAAATGCTCCGCCCGAAGCGGCCGCGAACGTGATGTTTGTATTCGAAACAATAGAACTGTTGTCAGATCCTGTTGAGGCAGATGCCATCTTGTTGTCAATACGTATCCTTGCGTATCCGTTGCCCGTAACTTCTGTTCCTGATGCTGAATCTGTAGGATCACTTGTGAACAATCCAAGATAGGCCTCTGGCGCAGTGAATGATGTGTTCTTGAAAAGCAAGTCCAAAATCTTTCTTTCGCTGTATGATGAGAGTGCAGTCATTAATTTTCTTCTCCTTTAAAGGGTTTTGTTATAACAAGTTTATTTACACAATCTTTTGGATGGTAAACATATGTTATTCGTTTTCAATAAACGTTTCACCAGTCAATTGTTCGAGTTTACGGATCATTTTTTCCATGTTAACCCTTACAGTCTTGCCGGTCTTGCTATTTTTC